GCTTAACGCCACTTCAAATCAAACATTACTCACGGCTGAAGATATTGCGAGTGCAATAGCTAAGATTCCACCGCCAATAGTAACAGTAGAAGACATTAACGCAAAGGCAGCTCAGAAAACTAAAGTTGATGTACGTGCAACGATATGACGTTATTTGAATACATAAATGACAATATTGAGCGGATTAAATTTGATGTTAAAATCGGGATAATCCCTTGCACTTTAATAAAACATTACCAAATTTACCGTATGTATTCAATTTACCGATGTCAGAATATGTCAGTAAACGATGCTGTTTTCAACGTATGTGAGGCTTTCTCAGTTGATAAAAGCTGGGTATTTATTATCATAAAAAAGATGCAGACAGAGATATGAAAGATAAAATACTGAAATACATTATACAGGAATACGGGGAATATCCTAAAGAGAACCGGATAAAGCACTATTCATATGCAGATTCCCGGAGGAGGATTGTTCTTGCAGATACTTGCGGGAAGTAAATTATGATACTCAGCTTATGAAGATACTTGGAGTTGCATTTGCTTGGAATGAGATCCAACACATAGCCGAAATGGTTGAATACTATAACAAGCAGGGAATTGATCTTAACATAGTTGATAATATGTCAACTGACGGTACATATCAGTATATGAAAGATCACGGAGTTAGGACTAGGCAAAAAGATACAAATAACAGCTTTGATCTGATAACTCTCCAGCGATGTTTAGTGAATGATATAAAAGCTGTAAGACCTGACTGGATAGTATATCTCGGTATTGATATAATTTACTCGCTTCAGAAGACACTCCGGGAAACAATAGAGGAAGCCGACAGCAACGGATTCAATATGATCTCAGTTCAACATATCAATATGTATAATACCGGAGAAAAATATCAAACCCCGTTAAAAGATTTTTATTTTTATGGACGTTTTATGTCGAGGCTTTATATGATTGCAAAATATTGCGACACGATTAAATTTGAAGCAGATTCAATACAGATTCCCCATTGTAAAACATATCCGGCAGAGGGTATAATAATAAACTATGGTAATTGCAAACCAGCAGCCGAACGTGAAGCTACATACAGACGAAGGAAGAAAGCTTGGGATTCCGGGCTTGATAGAAATTACGGGGTTCATTATGTAGAAGGCATGGAACGGAAGTGGATTTGGAAGAAAGAAGAAATGGTAGATATACGCAAAACAGATTATTACAAATACATTCAAAAGATATGATTGTCCTAATAACTCCGACCGGAGCAAGACGAAATCAGTTTAATTTATGCAGACGATGGATGCTTAACCAAACCTATTCCGGGGAAGTGTTATGGATCATTGTTGATGACGGGATGCCACAGACGACAGAAAGTGTGAATGCAGATTTCCGAAAAGATTGGTTAGTCGCAAAAATATATCCCAAACCACAATGGATGCCGGGGCAGAACACGCAGGGAAGAAATATGTTAGCCGGGATCAACTATGTTCGTAATAATTACTCAAAAGATCAGATAGAGGCAATATTCATAATTGAGGATGATGACTATTATAAGCCGATTTACCTTGCCGAGATGGTTAAAAGAATGGGCAATTACAACGCTATTGGAGAAACGAGAACTATATATTATAATGTCGTATGGCGCAGGTTTATTACAAACGCTAATACAATGCATTCTTCGCTATTTCAGACAGCCTTTTCTTACGATGCTATAATAGATATGGTTGCAAGTCTGAAAGACAAGTTCATAGATGCAAAGTTTTGGAAGTTGGTAAGGAATAAATATCTTTTTAGCGCAGGGAACTTGTCAATCGGAATTAAGGGACTTCCCGGACGTGCCGGGATAGGGGCAGGGCATCAGAAGGACTACGGAATGTTGCCGGATAATAATTTAATTCATCTTACCAATTTAATTGGAAAAGAAGATGCGAAAATATATGGAGAATATAATAGAAACAGTAACGGGAATAACGGTCAGCTACGACGCCCCTTATTTGTTAAAAAACACTTATGAATCTGTCAGGAAATTTCATCCTGATATAAAGATCATTGTTGTCGATGGCTCTCCGGTAGGGAGTTCATGCTACAAGTACGCTGAAAGTATTGCTTCTGAGCTTACGAAAGTAGTGTTGTGCGGGTATAATATAGGACACGGCAGGGGGATGGATATGGCAATACGGATGTGCGAAACAAAGTATGCTCTTATCTTCGACAGCGATATAGAAATGATTAAAAGTCCCGTTCAGCAGATGGTAAACATGATGGAAGATGATACCTATGGTGTCGGATATTTAGAAAAGACAGCTTACGACGGCTTTGAATACGGAGCAAAGCCTTTTCACAAGAATCAAAACTATATGTTTATGCTGCACCCGTTCTTCCATTTGCTGCAAGTAAAGAATTACTATAAATTTTATCCTTATGTTCATCATGGCGCACCGTGTTTCAAGGCAGCACTTGATATTCACATGAAGGATTTAACGCACAAAATAATCAAGGTTCTTCCCGGATTAGGACATACCGGAGGAAAAGGTTGGAATTGGAAGCCAGTAACTCCGCTGTACGTAATCCATAACACGGCAGGAACCCGTAACGACAGGAGGAGAAAAGGTAAACCTGAAATTGAACCGGGATGGGAGCGATAGCTGTACTTGGATTAGGAGAATCATTGAAGCTCTTTAAAAAAGAGGACTTCGACTTCACTATCGGAGTAAATGATATATGGAGAGCTGTAAAAACTGATGCGGTGGTATGCCTTAATGCAGCAAGTTCTTTTCCCGGATATCGGCTTCAGTTTATTCGTGATTGTAAGCCTAAAGTATTTTACAGTCAGATAGCAAATTGGGATTTCATGCCCGGATTCTTCAAGATAGAATTCTTCCCCGGTATGCCGGATAACTACATTTCATTACACGAAAGGAAATTGTTTAAAAGTGTATGCAGTCCTTTTGTCGCTGTTCAGATAGCATACAAATACCACAACGCAACAGAGATTCATATATTCGGTGTTGATTTTATTAACCATCCGATTATAAAAGGAGAACTTTGCAAGACAGTTAAAAAACACTTCGCAAAACTAAAAGCGGAACTTGATAAAAACAATGTTCCTATGATTGTTCACGGGAACGGAATTCTCAGTCGATAATCAACTCGACTTATTAAGCTAAATCGTTTCATACTTTTATAGTCGCTATTATTGTTAAATCAATACTTACGGCTATGGATGGAAATTACGAGGTTATTGAATATGCTATCAATCTTTGGGGTTGGGGCATGGATCAGGCTGGTGAGGGGACAATAGGAATAGATGTTGGAAACTACTGTCTTTCAATTATATCTGGTTATCCTATAATATGAAAACAGCAGTTCTGAAAATATACAGCGATATCGGATCTTCAAGACCTGATATATTTATGGAAGGCGAATCAGAACCCGTTTCCGCAAAGCTCGTTTCAGACTTTCTTGATGATAATAAAGATGCTGACGAAATAGTTGTCAGGATAAACTCTCCGGGAGGCGATGTTCAAGAGGGCTGGGCTATTCACGATCTTCTTGTTCACTCAGGGAAGCGAATAAAGACTATAGGCGAAGGGAAAATTTACTCGATAGCAACTATTATCTTCCTTGCTGGGATCGAACGTGAGATATACAGCAATGCCGACGGGTTAATTCATAACCCTTATATTCCGCCTTATACTTTAGCCGACCAGTACGAATCAGAAGATCTCATTAAAATAGCCGAATCACTCCGGGCAGAAGAAAGTAAGATATTGAAGTTCTATGCTGAGAAAACCGGCACAGCAGAATCAAGACTTGCAGAATTGATGAAGGAAGATTCTAAGCTGTCGGCAAAAGATATGCTGGATCTTGGATTTGCAACTAAGATATTGGAGCCTGTCAAGGCTTATGCTTATTATAAATCACTAATTAATAAAGTAATGGATGAGAAAGATGTAAAAACATTCGGGAAGAAGCTTGATACGATCATTGAAAAGATCAAAGGATTCTCCCGTCTTCCTGTTGAGCAGAAAGTTGTTGATGCCAACGGAAAAGAATTCATTTTGCAGAAAGAAACGGGAAGTCCGGCAGTCGGAGATCAGGCAAAACCGGATGGATCGTTTGTAATGGCAACAGGCGAAACAGTTGTCATTGAAAACGGAGTGGTAAAAGAGATCATAGCTCCAAAAGACGAAAAGTCCGAACTGGAAGAAGCAAAAAAAACAATCACTGAACTCAAAGCCCGGATCGCTGAGCTTGAAAAGTCAAAGGAAGACGTTGACGAAAAAGAGAAGGCTTTAGCAGACAGGGAAAAGGCTTTGGAAGAAGAAGAAGTAAAAGCAGTAGCCCTTGCAACAGAGCTTCAGAATCTCAAAAATACTTGGAAGCCCGTAAGCCGTAACAAAATCACTCAGCATAGTGACGAAAAGACCGGGGGAATTGATCTTAATCGTGTAAAAGAATTATACGCTAAACTTAAAGAAGAATAAAAAATGTCACAGCTCAGTCCTTCGTGTGGTAACACACTCAATCTTGACAATTTACATTTCACCCCGGATGAAGTTCGGTCGCTAAATGAACTTGTCGTTACGGCTGTTTTATCAGCCCCGTCCCTCTCCCTGTTCCATACCTTACACACAGGCATCAAAAACGATAAACGTATCGGGATTATCCCCGGAACATTCGGGCTTGTTGGAAAGGCTGCACAGGCTTGTAATCCCGTAGCGCATTGTTACGAGAACCCCGCAACAGAAAAGACTTGGGAACCGAAGTATCTTGAAGTAATAATTGATATGTGCGTTGACGAAGTTCAGGATACCCTGATGCGCCTTGCTCTGAAATGCGGAGTTGATCTTTACGATCTTACAAAAACAGAAATCTTTACTTTTATTCTTAATATCCTTGCAAAAGATATTGAGAAGATGGTATTCCGTCACGCCTGGTTCGGAGATGTCAATGCAGCTAATGCTCCGGTTGGAACATTAACTCCCGGTATTGATCCTGACTTTTTCAATGTTATTGACGGGTTCTTCGTTCAATTAGCTGCTATATACGCTGCCAATCCTGACCAGCTCACAGCACTTCCGGGCAACAATCAGTTAACAACTGCACTTCAGTTCTCGGTAGCAACTCCTGCTCTGATGGCTGCTGCCGTTAACGCTGTTATTGATGCAGCTCCCTGCG